TGACCAGGCGGGTCATGGCGTTACTCGGCCCGTACCTGAACGTTGGGGGGATGGTCGGGTGACAGCGTTATCCACGGAGGCGCGGGAGGCTATTGTCACCGCGTTGACCGGTCAAAGCTGGAAGGTTTACCAAACCATGCCAGCGGTACCGTCACCACCTTGTGTTGTGGTGGTACCCGATTCGCCGTGGATACAACCAACCCGCCTCGGCTCTAACCTTAACTACCGGGTCAGGTGGCGGGTGCTCCTGGTTATCTCTCCACGAAATAATGCAGCCGCTACCCTCGACATCGAGGACGCGGTAGACGACATCCTCGGCCTTATACCGTCAGGCTATTTGGTTGATCTAGTTGGACCCCCCCAACTGCAAGACACGGGGGCGCAGGGAACCGTATACACCACGGAGATAAATGTCTCCGCCCAAATGAAGGAGTAAACAATGCCAGCAGTATCAGTGGCGGGCGCAGCGTTCACCGTGGACGTAGGCGCAGCCCAATACGAAAGCCAGATTACAACGGGCACAGTAACAACCAGCCCAACTATCCTACGCACCAAGACTCTTGACTCGGTCGCGTTTGACCAGACAGACCTCAACTCGACCATTAGCCTGGAGTTCTTGTACGACGAGAACACCGGTCTATACGACGCACTACAGACGTCTATCGCTGCGGGCACCTCGGTGGTTGTCGGTGTGGACTCGGCGGCCGGTGGTTGGGCGGGTGCGGCAATGTATGTGGAGTCATGCGAGATGACCGTTGAGGCCGCAGGTATCGCAACCTGCTCGGTGTCCTTCACCGGCACTGTCACCTTCAGTTAATGTGGACGGGGAAACGTCATGTATCCGAAAGTTACATACTCAAAGAACGGCAGTTTAGAACCTATAGTGGTTGACTGTTTGGCCGCTGACATGATGCTCGCCAACAAGTTGTGCGCAGGTTCCCCGAAACTTGTGGACCTTTGCACACTTGTCGCGTACATGGCTGAGCATGAGAACGAGCCGACAAAAATGGATCAGGTACAAAAGTGGGCACGAACTGAGAGGGTGTGGGCCGAACAGGGCCCGGCCACGGACCCTACCCTCACGGCACCATAGAACGCCTAATGGTGCGCCTATCCATCCATCTAGGTAGGCCCGTTGAGGAGTTAGCAAGGATGGAACCGAGACTATTAGCAACCTATGTGGAGGAGTTAAGCGGTGGCACAGTTTGACGCCTACATAGACGGCCTTAACGAGGTGCTCAGGGCGTTTAAGGCCCTCCCGAAAGAGGCCAGCGGGGAACTCCGGGACGCGTCCATGAAAATTGCGGAAAAGCATATGGCCCCCGCTTGGCGTAACGCGGCCCTATTTTATGCAGGCCCCTGGGGTCAAGTTATCGCGGATAGTGTGAAAGTTAAGCGGGACCGGGTGCCCGCCGTAAACATTGGGAACAACAAGAAAACCCTCAGCGGCGGCGGCTCGGCCACCATGGTTCGGTACCCGTCGAGCAGCGGGCAGCGCCGCGACTCGTTTGCACCGTTTGAGCAAACCGAGTGGTTAACGAAAACGAAAGCTTATCAACCTGCGGCACTCGCTGAATGGGGTCGAGCCGTTGACCGCATTGTTAAGAAATGGGACACCCTGTAATGGCTAAAACTTTAACCGTCTATTTGGCGGCAGACGTCAGCAAACTAACCAGGGGACTTAACACCGCTAACGGTGCCCTAGGCGGGTTCGGGAACACCCTTAACAACTTGCTCGGCCCCGCCCTAATTGGTGCGGGCGTAGCGGCTGGGGCCTTCGCAGCGAAACTGGCGATAGACGGGGTGCAAGCGGCAATAGAGGATGAGGCCGCCCTCACCAAATTGGCTAAAACTTTAAGTAACGTGGGCCTAGCGCACGACACAGAAAAAGTTGAGGAATACATAGGTGCCCTAGAGAAGTCTCTGGGTATCGCGGATGACGAACTAAGACCAGCCTATGACCGTCTAGTACGTTCCATTAAAGACACGGAGGGGGCCAACAAAGCCCTAGCCCTCGCTCTGGACATTAGTTCAGGCTCCGGGAAATCCTTGGACGCCGTGGTACAGGCATTAGGGCGTGCATATGACGGAAACGTGTCTGGCCTTTCACGTTTAGGCGCTGGCATTGACACGGCAATACTCAAAACCGGTGACATGAACCAGATAACCGCGTCATTGTCTAAAACTTTCAGCGGCCAAGCCCAAACCGCCGCCCAAACATACGAAGGTCAAACCCGCAGACTGGCAACCGCGTTTGACGTGTTAAAAGAATCATTTGGCAGCGGTCTACTAACTGCCCTAGGTAACACAAACGACACCACCCAAAACCTTATAGACACAATGGAGGACTTAGAGCCTCTAGTTGAGGGTGTCGGTACAGCGTTTGGGACGTTTGCAACGACAGCATTAAACACTTACACAACAAACCTAAAGCAAACCACGCTACAAACTGACAACGCTAAAACCTCAACGGAAGGGTTTAGCCGGGTCGCTAAAATTTTGGGCGGCTTTGTTGCAGACCTTGGGGGCTCTTTCACTGACGTTAACAGCCCGCTAGGTAGTTTCATTTACTTACTAGGGTTAGCCCCCGAACAGACCAACAAGGCAAGCCTAGCCACAGAGGGTTGGACCCACAGGCTTAAAGGCCTCGGCGACGCCGCGGACTACGCTACCGGCCAAGTTGACGACCTATTGGACGTGGTCGAGTCAACCTACCGAGACTTTATTAAGTTCGCGCAGATCACCGCACAGTCCACTAAAACAACAGCGGACCAAGCGGAAAGAGCGCAAGGCGCCGCAGAAAGAATGGCGGACCTTTCCGGGGCCGTTGACGATTACAGCCGGGCCAGCGGCAGCGCGAACAGCGCAGCGGACACCACCAACAAACTCCTCGAAGGTCAACAAACGTTGGTCGGGGGTTTAACCACAAAACTGAAAGCCCAGACCGCTGAACTCGACAACGCGACCGCCGCAGTAACCACCTACGTTGACAGCCTCGCCAAACAGATCACCCAAGGGTTCGACCTCGGCACAGGGTTCGAGATGAAAGACGGGGCCGTCGACGCGGCCCAGTGGATAGCCGGCGTAAACAGCGAGGTAGACAAACTCACCTGGTACGGCAACGTCCTAAAAAGAATCAAAGAGGAGGGCGGGCAAGGGTTAGCGGACTACCTAGCCGCCCAAGGGGTCGAGCAAGGCGCCTTGTACGGGCAAGCCCTCATAGACACCGGGCTCATAACCACAATGGCGGACAAACTCAGCACCGTACAAACCCAAGCCAACCTGGTTGCCCAGGCGATGGTCCCCGAGTTCCTACTAGCCGGCCAAGACTCCGCAGAGGAATTTGTCAACGGCACTATCACCCAAATAGCTTTAGAGGAGAAAAGGCTGCGCAAAATTGGGCAAGCCATCGGGCAACCCATTGGGGCGAACATTAAAGCCGAAATAGCGCAAGCCGTAGCCGAGGCTATTAGGGCGGCGGAGGCCGCTGGGACCGCGGCACGCGCTGAGGTGTCAGCGAGGGAAACAGCCCGCCAGGTGCAGTTAACCGAGCAGGCGACAGCGCAAAGCCTCGCCAGGCTTATCCGGCAGTCAGATCAGCGAGCCGGGGTAGGGGTTAGGCCGGTCCTAACGTGAGCCCAATAACGTCGATAGTTATTGCCGGGGTGTCCCTTAACCTCGATGACGTCGAGTATTCGGTCAGTGTTGAGCACGGCCGAAACGACGTGACCAGTTCCCCTACCCCGTCTAGTTGCCAAATCAGTATCAGGGGGTCGCAGGGTGTCGCAGCGGTCATGTCCGATGAGGTGGAGGTTTACGCGTACGGGTTTGACAGGTTCCACGGGAAAATATCGGACCTGTCCATAACGCACCTGTCAACAAACCCCCCAACAGCGGTAACCACCCTGACGGCTATGGGTAACCTGGCGACGTTGGGCTTGCGACGCACTGGGGGGACCGGGTTCCCGCACGAAACCGTAGAGCAGCGGGTCGAGACCGTGTTAACGGACGGGGGGCTCAGTTACCTGAACGGGGGAAGTCAAACCCTTGACCTGCACAGTGTGACCGGTGGGGACATTGTCGAAACCTCAGTACTGGACGCCCTCTCGGAGTTGGCGGAATGGTCCGGGGCAACCTACTTTGACACCCCCGAGGGGGTCATCTCGTTTGAGGCGTACGGGTCAAGGGGTCTAACCGCGTTTGCGGCGACGTGGTCCGCCCAGACCCAAGACTGGGACTATTACGGCCAGTCGTGGGACAGTTTCCCCACCAGTATTGCTACTTACACGTTCCCAAGTTCGGGGGTTATTTGGACCCCAACCTGGACCCAAAACCTGCAAGCCCTCATAAATGACGTCACCGTGACGTACGGCCCGTCCTCAAATACCGTGAACTCGACAGACGCGAACAGTATCAGCGACTACGGTCTACGAGCCTACGAGTTAACAACAGGCCTCGACGCCGTCGGGGATGCCACAGCTAGGGCGTCAAACATTCTGACGGCCCAAGCCAACCCCCTATGGTCGTTGGGCCAAATATCGGTGTATGTGGATGCGCTCGCAACCCCGGACCGTGACCGGGTCATGGCCCTAATCAACGGGGCCACGGTCACAGTCCCCGGGCTACCAGCCCCCGCACCCTTCGAGGCGTTCCAAGGGATCGTGGAAGGGTGGGCGGAAACATACACCCCAGACGGTCATGTAATTACTTTCAGTATCAGCGACCCCCGCTATTCCTACCAGACGGTTACATGGTCTGGGGTCGATGCTGCGCTAACATGGTCCGCAGTGGACCCGGCAATAATTTGGTACAACGTTGTTAACGCTGGCGATTTAGCGGCCTAGGAAAGGATAAAAGGATGGCAACAACCTCGTACGGTTCCCCGTACGTTTCTGGCAGCGATTTGGTAGCGGGGTGGCCCGCAGCCAGTCTCTCGGTCGCTAACGCTATAGACGCGGCAGGCTATTACATTGGGCGCGGAATTAACGCACAAACCGCCTCATACACCGGGGTCCTAACCGATGCCGGAAAAACGGTAACCATGACCGTGGCAACCTCTAACACTTTCACGGTGCCATTAAATGCCACAGTTGCCTACCCAACCGGCACCCGGATCAACATCCTTAACCTTGGGGCCGGTGCTTGCACCGTGACGGCTACCGGCGGTGTCACGATCTCCGGGACCATCGCAGCGTTAGCGCAAAACGGTGCGGCAGCGATAGTTAAAACCGGCACAGATACTTGGTCCTATATTGCAAGTGGTGGCGGGAAAGTATTGCAAATTGTTAACGCACAGGCGTCAGCCCCTGTCAGTAATTCTACGAGTACTCCGGTGGATACCGGTTTAACGGCAACTATTACT